AGGTGCTTTTCCAGGTGCGGCATAACGGCGGTTTTATTGCCCGCCCATTTCAGGATAGTGCTCATATGGCACCGCCTGTAAGCACATACACCATCGCTTCCAGTGGAGTTAATGGGCGAATTGATAACATCACCCAATGACCGGGGATCCAGTTACCTGGCATGGGGAGAATGTCATTTACAGGTAAAATATGGGTAATAACAGCAGCCCACTCTCTGCCGGTGTACTGGCCGTCGTGATTCCATTCACATAAAGAAAGAACATCACCGACCTTATAGCCCCGGTCATCTTTCCTAAGCTCGGCCCTTTTTTCACCTGAAACGACAGCGTTAAAATAAACAGGTGCAATCTTTAATTGGTGAATGTGCACTGTCATACAGCCCCCTTATAGTGCTTGCCTTTCAGCTCGGCGATTTCCTGACAGGTGACGCAGCACTGCACGCCTGGAATAACAGCCCGGCGCTCAGCGGGAATATCGCCGCCGCACGCCTGGCAGAAAAACGCAGAAGGCGCAGCCGGACGGCTGCGCGCGTTGTGGATATGGCGATCACGGTTTTCCTGTTCGCGCTGCTGTGCGAGATCCATTGAGCCGGCCATTAGTGCAGCTCCTGAGATTCGTTTTCGTAACGCGTAGCTTCACGGCGCAGCAATTCAGCCGCTTCAACACTGTTTAAGCCCTTGTTAGTGATATGGGTTGCCAGCGCCTCAAGACGGATTGAAACGGCTAGTGCGCGTCCTTTGCGCTCCTCACGTTTGGCAATATCGATCACCGCCATAAGCTGGTCGGTTTCTGGTACAAACATTTTTGGTAATTCTTTCTGCATAAATCTCTCTCCAGAATTTGGGCAAAAGAATGCCCGGCGGGTTTACGCCATTAATTTCGTTAGTGGTTAATTACTCAGGTAGTATGCTTTCATGTAACGAGAAGCGACGGGGTAAAATTTCGCCCCAGCGCGCTATTTCATTCATTGCCTTAATCAGCAACAACCGGCGGGACTGGTCGAAATATTCAAACGGCCTGCCGACCTCGTCACTTTTAAACGCGCCTGGCTCGTTGCGGTTCGCCAGCGTCATGACAACGAATTTAAAGTTGTCATCCAGCTTGTTGAAATTGCGCAGCGCGCCGTTTTGTGTGGCTTTTAGTTTCTGATGAAACCGGGCAAAGCACTCCTCACCGCTCATTTTCTCCGGCTGCACATCAGCACAACCAGCATTATTAAACGGCATCGCACCCGCGTTGATTGGTGCGGACATGTTATTAATCATATCAACCTCAAAAAAGCTTTAACCCGGCGCTTAAACGACGCGGGGCGCACAGTGCGCATTTCACTTAATAATGCCGACTGGTCGCGGCTGGGGTTCCAGCGCTTACGGTCGCTTCCCATGATCCAGCCGTGGCCGTAGCTCATGGACGGACTTTGACGAACAAGCAACGATGCGAACGAGGGGTCATGTTTCATGCTCACCTCACATCAGCCCGAAGGTTGCGCCGATGCCGCTCACAGTATCTACAGCGCCAGCTACCGCAGGGTTACCCTGGATGCGGCATTGCACTGCCATAGCGGCCAGAAACAGGCAGCGGATCCCGACGTTGACGCTGGACACCATCGAATTTTTTCGGCACTGCGTCATGCGCTCCGTTGATATTGCGCCCGCTGCGAGCTGGCCCACTTCTGCCGTAGCCTTCATGACATAAACCGGTAGCTTTTCACTAGCCAGCTCATTGACCGGCACACACGGCATACAGTGCATCTGTGCCAGAAAGCCATCGACCAGTGTTGAGTCTTCGGTGATATCGGTCAGCAACATAATTTCCGGCGCTGTCAGCTGATGCGGCTGTTCCGGGTTCAGCTTATTGCGTAGTGTCTGCGGCTTAATGCCTGCTTTGTCTGCAAGTTCGGCCACGTTGTGACGTGCTGCAAATGCCTGGCAGGCTTCGTCATAGTGGCGATGTGTGGAAACCCTAAAATCAAACATGTTTCACTCAATCCTAAGTGATAAGTTGAATTACGCGTTAAGTGAAACGTCACATTCACTCAATGCCTGGATAGTAAGGGCGGCCATGTTCACTTCGATAAGCCCCTTTTTTTGTTTACCTTTTGGCTTGATAGGAAGCTTTCCGTATTCAATCAAGTTCTTAGCAGTCTCTTTATTCGTACCGGTACGGCGGCAATACTCATCCAAAGGCAAGTAGGGCTCTGGGATGACGATTGTAATGTTTGGTCGCATAGGGCAAACTCCATCAGTTAACCTGTACGGCAATACAGGGCTATGAAAGGCAATATTCACTTAAACCTACAAACCGAATCCTATACTTGATCCGGTCTAGATAGCAAGAGGGATTTTAGATTGAGTCTAGAAATTAACTTCAACTCAGGCGGCATTGCTGTCTTAGACAGGGTGATTGAGGCTTACGGATTCACTACTAAAGTAGCTTTAGCTGAACATCTTGGCATCGCCAGCAGTAGCCTTGCGATGCGCTATAAGCGCGACTACTTCCCATCTGATATCGTTGTAAAATGCATGGCTGACACCGGCGCTACTCTTGAGTGGCTAGCAACTGGCGAGGGCCAGCGTTTTGCAAATGAAGATCTGAATATTTTTAAGATGCCCCGGCATAAAATTGTGGATGGTCATCTTTTCGAAAACGGCTCTTTGATGTTGGGTAAAGATGCGTTCTTGCCAGGCAAGGCTGCTCATCAAAACCCTATATGCGTGGTTGATGGCGCTAATCAGCATGTAGTTGATAAAGTTTTCTCGGAAGTTTATGACGATGAGTGGTTGGTTGAAGTTGAGGGAAAAGCCAGCATTCGCACACTTACTCGCATTCCTGTTCAAAAGGTCAGAGTTAGCGGCTCCGGCTCGTCATTCGACTGCGCTCTAACAGATATCAAAATCATTGGCCGTGTGGTTATGACCATAAAATAAAAAGGTACAAAAGATGGATTATACCAGAGCAACAAAAACTCAATTAAAAGACGAGTTTACACGCCTAGCTAAAGTCGTAGGCGATGTGCCTTTCGGTACAAAAAAAGAGTTTTTCCATTTGCCTAAAATATTAAACCAAGGCGAGCAACCATTGGCAGTAGCCAGCGGAATGATGAATAGCAACACATGGCTAATTACCTTAACCAATCAAAGGGTTATCTTTCTTGATAAGGGAATGGTTTTTGGGGTTAAGCAAGTAGATGTTAGGCTAAGTGATATATCCAGCGTCGGTGGAAAGACGGGATTACTTCTTGGTGAAATAACAATAGGTACTGCGGGGCAAAACTATACGATCAAGAATGTCGTTAAAGGTACTGTTATTCCATTTACTAATCTTATTAATGAAACACGCAACTCAAGAAGCCAGAAAGCTGAAAATCAGGATGGCGTACCTTCAAACGATCTTGTTACGCAGATTGAACGCCTCGCGGCACTTAAAGAAAAAGGTGTGCTGAATGATGAGGAGTTTCAACAGCAAAAACATCGCATCCTCAACGGTTAGCCATGACTGTAAGAAAACTTTCTAACGGTGAATGGGTTGCAGATTTTTATTCTGTTAACCGTAGTGATGGGAAAGAGGGTAAGCGCGTTCGCAAAAAATTTGCGACTAAGGGCGAGGCGCTAGCCTTTGAGAATTACACACTCCAAAAGGTAGAAGATGCGCCCTGGCTTGGAGACGGGAAGGAAAAACGCCGACTCGCCGACCTTATACACCTTTGGTTTGATCGTCACGGGATTACCCTTCGAGATGGTGAGAAGCGTAAAAGCGCTATGTTGTGGGCGAGCGAATGCATGGGATCACCACTGGCCATTGAATTTAGTGCACAGCTATTCACATCATATCGAGCCAAAAGGCTTGAAGGCCATTTCGCCCGCACTAAACGCATTAGCCGCGTATCTGCACGGACTATGAACCTTGAACACGCATATTTTTTAGCCGTCTTCAATGAACTTAAAAGGCTTGGCGAGTGGTCCGCCCCTAACCCTCTTGAGAATGTAAGACAGTTTCGCACAGATGAAAGCGAAATGGCTTTTCTTACAGATGAGCAGATAGAATTGCTGTTACTTGAGTGTCGCAATAGCTCTGCGAAAGATTTAGAGATAATCGTAAAAATCTGCCTGGCAACTGGCGCTAGATGGAGTGAGGCTGAAAGTCTTAGGCGCGCACAGATAATGGCAGGCAAAGTCACTTTCACAAAAACGAAGGGGAAGCGAAATCGAACGATACCTTTGGATTCCGAACTTATAGCAGAATTACCAAAGCGAAACGGCGCGCTGTTTACACCTTGTTATTATGCATTTCGAAATGCCCTTGACCGGGCAGGGATTGAGTTACCCGCAGGCCAGCTCACCCACGTGCTAAGACATACTTTTGCGTCGCATTTTATGATGAATGGGGGAAACATCCTTGTACTTCAAAAAATACTCGGGCACACAGATATCAAGATGACTATGCGCTACGCTCATTTTGCTCCAAACCACTTAGAAGAAGCCTTAAGGCTTAATCCTCTAAAGTGTCGCAAAAGTGTCGCACAAGCTTAGATTTATTGCCCTATATTGCCCTATATTGATTTTATAACTCTTTGTTTTGGAACCAAGTTATTGTTTTTTAGTTGGTTGTTATGGTTCTCATAATCGCTTGGTCGCTGGTTCAAGCCCAGCAGGGGCCACCAGATAAAACAAGGACTTAGACATTAAACTGGCTAAGTCCTTTTTGTTTTGTTTCAATCTGGGTGACGTAATGGGTGACGTAACTCAACTGTTGGTGCTGTAGTTAGGGAAATTTCGCATGGACTTTAAACATAAAGTTGAAGAAAAAGAGAAGCGCCGTAAGGCTCGCCCCCCTGAGTTAACAGTAAGAGAATGGATCAGCCTCTATGATCTTCTTCGTTCAGCTAGAGCTCAATACCCAGATACTATGTACGAAGATCTCGCCTCTGTGCTTTTAACTACCCTTTCAGTTGAACATCATCCGGAACTATACCGCCTGGACGGGAACAAACTATGGGATGTTGCCGGAGACCACTTTGCCTGGGACCTACTATCCGCCCCAATGAAAGGGAAAATGTCCCCAAAAGAATTGGCGAAGCGCCCGAAGACCCTTTCCCAACTTCTTTGTATCTACAATCAAGATATCAGCAACGATGAGTCACTTCGTACACATGGCTTCTTGCGTGACGCTATTGCCCCTATCCTCGATTTCGAGTTTCTGGATAGAATCGAAGATGAGCCAGACTACAAAGAAAGATATTTCGAATTGCTAGCAATGCAAAAGCACTCGACTCCCCCTCCACTAAGAGGGGAAAGTTATGCTATCAAACGAGAAGAGTTGCTGATCGCAGCCCTTGCGGTTATCTCTCAAAATCAAAGAGACGCTAATAAAAAGGTCATCCCAACAGTTACTGAACTTCTGAACCAGATAGAAAAACATGCCTCTGCGTTCTGGCCTCACAGTAAACTACTTCCGATGTCTCGTGAGAATGCATCTAAAGAGCTAGGCTTCGCATTACATCTTTTAGAACAACCAAATCAGAATATTGAATCTCTTCGGGAAGCCAAAAAAGCAAAAAGAAAAAGTGCATAAAAATAAATAGTTACAAAAGGTACCCAGTAATCTTCAGGAAGGTACACGGGAAATATACCGTTCAGTTTGATTAACTCCGTTCAGTTTCAGCTTTCACCAACAGGAGTTATTCGATTGAAAAATAAACCAACCATGTCTGATAAGGTTGTCGCCCTTCATCAGCCCCAACGTCTGATTCGCATTGATACAATGCTTCAGCTCCTCGATTGCAGTCGCACTACCCTCTACCGCTGGGTTAAAGCTGGCATGTTCCCACAGCCGATAATGCATGAGGGTCGAACCGTAGGATGGCCAGCCAATACGTATCAATGCTGGCTTGAGCAAAATAACAGGTAATTCTGTTTGTTAAAGGGCTGAAATATCCAGCCCTTTTTTCATCTAGTAATGAAACAAGCTGGAACAAAAACGTTTATTTTCACCTCTTCTGCGACTCGGCAAAACATGAGCAATCCTCTTATTTATCAAGTAACAAAGCCCTCACCTGATCATGACTTCATCCCGGTATTTAATAATATTACGCCCGTTAAGCCAGGCAACCTTGTTGAATATCAGCCAAAGGGAACGTTTGTTTTCAAAGAAGTGATGTGGTCTGTACTACCAGAGAAAAAAGACCAGGACACGAAGATCATGAAAAAAATCTTTGGGTTAGTTGATAAGGTATCAACTATGTCTCGCTTCCTTGCGGTCAGATATGATTTTCGCCTCCCTGACTATAGTGCGGATAATCATGTTATGGATGATTTCCATAACTTACTTTTCCGCCAGTTGGGCAAGTATTACCCAAAATCGTTTATTAACTACCTATGGGTAAGAGAACAAGGCTCAGGGGAAGCCCAGCATTATCACTATTTGCTGATGCTGGATGGTAACTACATCCGTTACCCAAGTAAGCTGAATATTATTGTGCAGCATTGCTGGGAACAAGCTACTGGTGGTTCGGTATGGTTCCCGGAAAACAGTTATTACTTTGTGGCTGAAAATGACCTCAAGACCTATACCAAACTGATGCTAAGAGTTAGTTATCTGGGTAAGCGCCGAACAAAAGAGTCAATTGATAAAAGTATTAAACTTGTTGGCTCAGGTATGCGCAAACCGAAACCTGTCGCGCCTTCACGCCAAAAATCTGCAATCACACCCTGCAAACCAATCAACCAAAAAGTGAAGATGAAAACCAACGATCAGGATATGGCGTTGAAATCCATCTACTCAGGAATGTTGGATAAATATTTTCTGGGCAAGGCCCGATTACCCGCAGTTCTACGTAAACGTTCATCCTATGAACTTTATGACGAAAATAAATGGTGGTGTAATTCACCACTTTGGCCCGGTCACCGTCATAACTATCTGTTAGAGGCTTTGATTTCTGGGATCAGTCTTTCTGATTACGCACGTAAGTACAAGTTAAATCCAGTACGGGTATATGCCAACTGTCGCCGTGTTGGGGGGCAAAGCCTTAAAATTATTCACTGGGCATGGCACCGCTATTGCTTCCAACAGAGCAATTCCACACTGGATAATTACATTCATAGCCACCGACTACACAAGAAAACAGCTAAAAAGCAGTTACGGCGTAAGCCAATGAGCCCTCACTGGAGCCAGCATTTTGATAGATATTATCAACAATATTGGCCGCAAGGCTGGACTGTTGCCGACTACTGTCGTGAACACAATCTGGTCTCCAGCACTGCCAGACGCTATATAGTCGATTTTCCCTTTATAGGCCTGGTAGACCCGTTTTTGTTGAAACCTTGGCTCTAGCGTTGAAGGCGTGCAACTGATTTGCTTGCGAGTTTCTGTAAACACGTAGCCAGCAGCAGTAAGCCAATATAATAAGAAAATTAGAGTTGTATGATGACGGAAGTACCTTTCAATTTTTGACGGGCACTAAGGTTCAATATCAACATAGAGGGTGTTGGTACCCCCTTCAGGCACTCTTTGCTTCAAAAAAATGCTTCGTTTCTAAATTACCCTCTTACGTGAAATAGCGAAGCTTTATTTTTAATTATTAACATTTTCAATAAGATAAGGAAAAAACATCATATGATCATTTTTCTTTTTTGTTTAACATCAATATGTTATACGCGAATCAGTAAGATGATCACTGCTAAGGGTTAGCTGAATGAACGTTTCATTTCGTTTCTGGTGGCCGCATAAATGTTCATATCAGGAATAAATGATCACTTGAAAGTAACGGTGTAGCTAGTTCAGTCAGCTTCAGGGCAATGACAATCTGTACTTCGGCGGATCGTGACATATTCATCGGCACGACCTCCGTTCAGAAATGTATTTATCATTCAGGAGTTTCGTTTCTGAATGGAGCAGAGGTATGAGGCACTGATCCTACCCACGTAATGTGGAAACAGCCCTAAGCGAGGTTCTGGTTTTTAAACTGTTCCGAGCTGAGACCACCACAGGCACTGTGACGACGCCAACGATTGTAATCGCACTCGATATAATTAAACACCGTCATCCGCATGATTTCCCTGCTGATAAATTGTTCCCCCATGGGTGCATTCTACCTTCAGCGAGTGGAAGAAGCTCTCCGCACAGGCATTATCATAGCCGTTGCCTCTGCCTGCTCCGCCAGCTTGCGTTTAAGGCGGGCAATTTCAGCCGCCTGTTCGCTCTCGCGCTCAGAGGATGTTGTCTGACGCTGTTGCTTGCTGCACTAGGCATAGAGCTACGACTCGTAAAAGTTGAGTTCACGAGCGGCGGCGGCCATACCGATGCGTTCAGCAAGTTTAAGGGCTTCCTGACGAAATTCAGGCGTGTGCTGCTTTTGTCATGTGAGCTACCTCTGGTTGAGAGTTTACTCACTTAGTGCGTGTCCACTATTCACGTGGAGTATCAGGGTTTCCCCTTTGAGTTTGAGCTGCGATACCTCCAGACAACAATCATAAATGGCTTGCGTTGGAATGCTGAATATTGGTGCCGCGCAGTTTGTGTGCGAAAAACCCTTTTTGTGCGATTTTACTGGAGTTTTTCTGTCGCGGGCCGACGTTAATAATGCGACCGACGCTTAATCCCTGGAATCAGTAACTAGCTTTTTTTTCGGATTAACGCCAAGGTAGTGAATGCCTGCAATGACAACGAGTTAAACACACAGCCGCTGTTGTCTCACCTGGGATGGACCCGTTACGTATGACTGACAAGCACACCACCATTACGGAGCTGAAGGCGCGCTTTAGCCTGAGCGAATTAGACGTAGCCCACTGGAACCGTATCCATTTTCAGCTCGCTCCCGAGTCTACGCTGGAGGATGAGCGCCTCACCGAATACCGTTTTTACCGCATTGAAGAGATGACCGATGAAAAGGCAGCGGTTCATCGACTGGCGATGAGCAATGTGATCGCCAATATGTGCGATTCGCGTGCAACGCTGCTGTATATGCTGCTAAGCGACGGCCAGGGGATTCATTTTTATATTGGCGTGGCGAGCAACGAGAACGGAGTGGTCCACGATATCGGTATTAAACTCGAGCGGGCCTTCAGCAGTAATCTACTCGGTGCGAAGCTGGCAGCGGTTAAACCTCAGGATATCGCGCCCGTCACTTCGCTGTTGTCGATGAAGCGGTTCGGCGTGGTGACGGGCGTCCCCTCGCTGAATGAAGAGGAAACCCGGCTGGGGGATGAAGAGTTTCAGGGCGTCGAGCGGCTGGTTAACGGCCTGGCGGGGGAAAGCTGGCGGATGGTTATCGCCAGCCAACCGGGCAGCGCAGAAGAGGTAGAGCAGATCATTGAGCAGATTTACGATCTGTCGACCCAGCTCTCCTCGCAAATGAAATATTCGGTGCAGATCTCGCAAAATCAGAGTGAGCAACATACCCGCAGCACCGGCCAGAACTTAACCAAAACCAGCGGAACCAGTATTACCCTCACAAACGGTGAGGGAGACAGCCGGGCCAAAAGCGACGGCGTTAATGAAAACCGCAGCTCCAGTAAAGGCTCCGGCTCCAGTTACGATAATCAAGGCACCAATCACAGTCGGGGCACCAGCAGCGGCACGACCATCACTTCGTCGACGAACAAATCCCATGCCGCGGGAAGCAGCGATTCGGAAAGCGTCGGCAGCAATGAAGCCACCAGTGAGGCCACCACCACCGGCGACGGCCAGGCGGTCACCCGCGAAGAGATCAACAAAGGTTATGAAGAGCTGCTGAAGCATTTAGGCGAGACGCAAATTCCACGCTTTTGCCAGGGCAACAGCAAGGGAATGTTTAAAACTTCGCTGTTTCTGGCCGCCAAAACTAACGCGGTATATGAACGGCTGAGCGCCAGCGTGCGGTCGATTTTCCAGGGCAATAACCCCACCCTGACGCCGTTGCGCGTACACCGTTTGCAACACGG